GCTTCTTGTTATTATGGCGTTGTTTCGGGGGCATTGGTTGCGTGAAGAAGGGTTACCTGAATGGTATGGCGTAATAAATAAAGACTTTCAAACATATTACGAAAAACCGATTTAACAATCAGCAGGGAGAACGTGTATTCTATTCTCTTGATGGCTGATTTCTCCAGACAATTTGAAAGATTTGATGTTATTGTGTGCACCAGCCATATAGTTCCATAAGGCCTCAACATTGCATAATTGCAACCCATAATGCTCAGCAACATATGCTAAACCATAACTCCACGCTTGCATGTTCCTAACGATACCAACGCGCCCAGAAAAAGACACAAGTGCTTCCTCAAGATGCTTCCGATCATGAAATGACTTCATGTGCAATTTCGCGATATAACGTGGCAAGTCAGGAAAGAATCCGTACGGAGTGATGAAATACCCGATAAACTCGGGGCAAACCGGAAACTCCAATTTGAGATTCCAACCATTTGCTGTTGTCACGTAATTAAAATCTTCGACTGGTCTTATATTACTTGCCATAACAATGGAGTCATCACCTTTGAAACCAGCCCAATACAACACGTCAAAGTCAAGAATAGTCCCAATAGCAGCTATATTGAAAGATGTATTGAACGTGAGAGTCCCAGGTTCACCACTATGCTTCTTCCAGCTACCATCGAGAGTACCCCCTCCAATGTTGTGTGCGTTGAGCCTCCATCTAGACCTTTGCGCATGGTACATTCGTTGCACCCATCCAGGTGCGCCACCAAGTTCCAATAACCAGCAATCAAGAGCCAACGAGAGATTGTTCTGTGATGCGTCGAATTGAGAAAAATCATTACAAACAGTTTGATAATCCCCATGTTTAACGCCGGCAGAATCAAGAGAAACCTGCATGTGTTTCGAGAACTCATGCTCATCTTGACCATTTGCCCATAAGACCTGCTCTTTTGAATGCTCCTCCATCGATGTGTGGATGCAGCGAACATACGCTGAGATGAGAGCGTTCATTGTTTTTGTCCATGGTGAAACACCTTGCCCAACCTTGTCTTTAGCCATAGCATCTGGATCAAAGTCATGCTTGAACTGAGCTTTATTGAAGAAACTGATTGCTGAAAGCCTATCGGTTTCAGTGAGGTCAATATCAAAAGCCTTACTAGGATCCACATCTCTGTCTTTCAAAGCTGTTAGGTATTCATGAAATGAGGTACTCACTCTCTCCACAAACGTGCTCTTTCTCGTTTCCGCAGATAATGCCTCTATATCAACGAATTTTGATAAGCCCAATTTTAAGCGGTTAAGCCAATTTGGTATCTGCTCTTCAGGAATCACTTTCGTGAGTAATGCGTACCTACCAAGCATAGCCCTGATGGTTTGACTATTATTTTTCTCATAGGTACGTCCCCTGAAACGAGTTCCTGCAATTGGATTTCTCCTTTGTGTGTGTGTTTCATTTTCAAGCCCTCTATCGGCTGTCCAAACTCCACTGTCCACATCAGGTAATGGATGATTGATCTGCACTAATGCGTCATCGTTGGTAGGTGCAGGCGTGATCATATCCAAAATTGTCTCAATGGCTACTGGATCCAAACAATTGCTAGGCTTTGGAAATTCCATCACCTCCTTGATAACTGCTACTGGTTCTTGAGGTGTATTGGGTGCAAAAGTTGGAATGCGAGCAAC